ACGACGACATGGGCTGAAACAACGCTCACCGGGGGAACGCGCGCCACCGGCGTCCTGACATCAACCCTCCAAGTGGTCGAGGGTGTCAGGGTCAGGGTGGGCACCTACCATTACATCTGGGTCGCGGTTGTGGCAAACGGTGCGGGGACTGAGACTGACCCCTGGCGCGTGGTAATCGGCGCTGATCTGAACGGTAGCGTCTCCAACATGGTCGCGGCCATTGGCGACACCGGGACAGCGGGCACGGAGTACAGCGCCAACCTGACCGGCGCGAACCTGCAAGCCACGGCGACGTACCCCGGCCTTGACGCAGAGGGGCTGGCGGTTGTCACTTTCACGGCCCGCGCTGGGTTTGCGGAGGGTAATTTCTTCGCTATTCTTGACGCTCTGTCGCGCGTAACCACGACGGCGGGCAACGCCATCGACACCACAACCTCCGGTTCGTCCACGACAGCGTGGGTCAACGCGACCCTGACGGGCGGCGGAACACACGCCCTGAGCGGCGTGGCGATGCCTGACGGCCTGCCCCCTATCGCGGTGGCGACCCTCAAGAGTTTCGTGCTGGTCGCAGTCGGCAACTCTGATCGGTTCTACTGGATCCGCCCGGGCGAATTGGTTATCGCCCCGCTGGACTTCGCCACGGCAGAGAGCCACCCCGATGATGTCCTGACCGTCGAGGTGGTGGGTGACACCGCCTGGTTTGTGGGCGAGGGGTCCACCGAGGTCTGGTACGCCACCGGCGTTGCAGCTTCCCCCTTCTCGCCTGTGCCGGGGCGCGTGTTCGACCGAGGTGCGATCGAGGGCACCGTGGTGAACATCAAGGGGTCCGTGTTCCTTGTCGGGCGCGATTATGTGGTCTACGCTATCGCGGGGGCACCTAACCGCATATCCAATCACGGCGTCGAACAGACGATCCGCACCGCACTGGAGGCATGACATGGCGATCATCTACGCGAACAGCATGGACCACTACGGCCCCGCCGTCGCCACGGCCTACGTCACATCGTCGTCGGTCAGAGGGTGGACTTTTGACCCCGAGCAACTGCTGGGCGATGGGTGGACTGGCGACCCTGTTGCGGGCACGTCTACAACGGCCAGTCCCACCGGGACGTTAAGTATTGAAGCCCCCGCATGGGGCGCGCGCAGCGGTGACGTGGCGCTGGTGGCCGACGGGTTCCGGGTCAGCAAGACGCAGGCGGGCGGCTCAACTTACACCGTGCTGGGCACCGAGGCCATGCGCCTCGTCATCCCCGGCACCACATTGTCGACGCGACTGGTACACTTCGCGTTCTCGCTGTCCGACCTGCCCGCGCTGGAGGTGGCACACGGTATGATCGCACAGTTCACAGGGGTTGGCGGGGGTATCTCCTTCCGCCTGGCCGTGGACACAACGGGCCGCCTTATGATCCTCGACGGGGCGGAGATGGCCATCCAAGCGTCGGACCCCAACGTGAACGGGTCGGTCACGCGCGCCAATGTCCTGCTGCGCTCTGGTGCGCCGATCGTTCAACCTGCGACGTGGTACTACCTGAGCATCCGTGTGGTTATCGCAGGCCCCGGCGTGAACACGATCGAGGTTTACGTTGGAGACATCGCCGCCGCGTCTTTGGTCTTGTCAGGCACCAACATCGCCATTGATGACGAAGGCTCCATAACAGGCATCGGGTTCCTGCCCGCTTCGCTCAATGCCTTCTCCACCAGCGCCGACGCAACCCCGGACACGACCCAACGCGCCATCCGCGACATTGTGGTCTGCGACACGGCTGGCTCTTACAACAACGACTTGCTGGGGCAGGTGTTTGTCTCGACCCAAGAGATGCGGACGGAGGACAACGAGGGCGACAACTGGCTGACATACCCGCGCCAGAACATCGGCCAGGGCGTTCTCGACCACCAGACCAACCGCACGGGCGTCCGGTTCTCCGACGCTGCGGCGCTGACCGTCGCGGCGGCAGACTTCACCTTCGAGACCTTCGCCCGGTTCAACACCCTGCCCACCGGCGCTGCCACCATGACCCTGCTCTCCAAGTGGCGCGAGGCTGCGGGCCTGCGGTCCTACATGCTGTACTACGACGGCGCGACGGCATCGCTGGTCTGGCAGGTGTCAACGGATGGCGCCAACACCATCGTGGTCAAGCGTCTGCCGTGGGTGCCGGTGACGGACCACTGGTATCACGTCGCGGTGAGCCGCGCGTCCTCCGAGACCATGGTGTTCATCGACGGCGTGCAACTGGGCGTTCCGCTGGCCGACGCCAACACCTACTTCGACGGCACAGCCTTTATGGGCATCGGCGTTTACTTCACATCGGCGGGCGCTCCCGACGCTGCGGGCCGGTTCAGCGGTTTCCTTGATGAAACACGGTTCACGGTCGGGACTGCCCGGTACACCTCTGACTTCACCCCGCCGACCGCCCCGTTCCCCACCGGCATCGGAGACGCGGACTGGGCCGACGTTGTGCTGCTGCTGACCTACGACGATACAGCGATCACCGACACGTCCAGCTACGCCCGCACGGTCACGCTGGCGGCGCCGAACGTGACAACACAAGAGCCTGAGGACAAGGCGTCGTCCTATCTGGTGCTGAACCAGCGCCCGGCATGGGACGACACGTTCATGGAGGCGGCGCTCCTGCCCGCCACCGGCACCTTCACCTTCGAGGGCCTGCCCACGGCTGCGGAGACCATCGTGGTCGGCGCCACGACCTACACCTGGCGCGCGGCGGTATCGGTGGCCAACGACGTGCTGATCGGCGCGAACATCGCGGCCTGCGTCTCCAACATCATCGCGGCGATCAACGGCGGAGCGGGTGAGGGGACGATCTACGGAACCGGCACGGTCGCCAACGTCAGCGCGGGCGCGCTGGAGTTCCTTTCCCCGCAGTTCACCCTACAGGCGGCCACGGCGGGCGCGGCGGGGAACAGCATCGCCACGACCGAAACCATGGCGGACGGGTTCTTCAACGCCGCTACGCTCACGGGCGGTTACAGCGTCCCGGCTCCCAGCAACTTCGCCATCGAGCGCCTGCCGCTGGACGTGACAGGGGTTCTGGGTTTGCAGGTCACGTCACGCGCCTACAAGACCGATGCGGGCAGCGCGGAGATACGGTTCGATCTGGTCGGCCCCGGCTCCGCCGTGGACACGGGCACCGCCGCCAACGTCGATCTGAACCCGGCATGGGTGCGACAGGTGTTCGAGGAGGATCCCGATACGTCCGCCGCTCTGACACCCTCCACGATCAACGCTGGCCGTATCCGGTTTGTGAGGACGGTGTGACACGTGGCCGACGTCCGCTCCCCGTTTTCCGCCGTCCAAGCCGTTCGGCAGGGTTCGGGCGGGGCTTTGCGTTCCACGTTCGTCACCGTGCAGACTGTGGTGCAAACCACGCCGCCGGAGGTACGCGCTTCCTTCGTCGCGGTGCAGGCGGTGCTCCGCGTCCTCACGCAGCAAATGCGCGCGGCGCAAGTCGTGGCGCAGGTTATTCGGCAAGGGGATGATGGCGCCATGGCAAGAGTTCCCTTCTCAGCAACACAGATCGTCTGGACGACGGGCGACCCCAGCGGTGTGCGCCAACGGGCCTGGACCTTCGACTTCGACGGCCACACGTTCTATGTGCTGGACCTCGGCTCGAACGGGACGTTGGTTTACGACATTCTGACCCAGCAATGGTCCCGGTTCCGCACGGCGGGCTATGGTGGCTGGAACTTCAAGAACGGGTTCCACTGGCGCTCCGGCAAGATGGTGATTGGTGGCGCGGACGGATCGGGCCAGCTGCTGAAACTCACGCCCCAGTCGTTTTTGGACGAGGGCTGGCGTCCGGTAATCTATGAGGTCACAGGTATCCTCCAGACCGGCGGCGTGGACTTCCTGCGCCAGTACGCCCTGCGCATGGTCGGATCGGCTGGCGTACTGGCGGACAGTATCTCCCCCACTCTGTTCATGGAGTTCTCGGACGACCGGGGCGTGACGTGGGGGCCGACCTACCAGATCGAGTTGACGACGAACACGCGCCAGCGGATCGAGTTCCGGTCCCTCGGGGCGTTCACGGCACCGGGGCGCATGTTCCGCATTTACGACGAGGGCGGCATCAAGTTCATCGCCAACGTCGAGGCCGACATTGGGGGCGCAGATGGCCGTACCCCCTCTTAATCCATTCGTCAGGATCACCGACGAGCAGGGCCAGCCCACGCCGGACTTCATGCAGTGGTGGACGGCCCAACGCGCGCAAAACGACATCATCGTTCCGCTCTCCACCCCCGCCGAGGTGTCTGCCGTCCTCGATTTGCTCGGCGCCACCCACGGCGACCTGTTGTTCAGGGGCGCGTCGATCTGGGACACGCTGGGACCGGGCACGGCGGGCTTTGTGCTGGCCACTGGCGGCCCTGCCGCCGCTCCGGTGTGGGTCACGCTCGACAAGGCGTTCACCGACCTGACGGACACGCCCAGCGCCTACACGGGCCAAGGTGGGAGGATCGTCGCTGTCAACGCGGGCGCGACGGCGCTGGAGTTCATCGCAACCGCAGCGCAGGTGACGACCCTCACGACCCAGCCCGCCGCGTTCTCTATCACCAATACTTTACTCGAAGGGCTTAATGTGGCGCAGACCACGTTCGCCACCGCAGGAAACGTCACTGTGCCGAGCGGTCTGACAGGGAC